GTCTTTAGATTGTCCAAATACTTAGTTAAACTAAACTTACCTTTTTCATCCGTTGCTTTTTGCATAGCATCATTTGTATCAATAAATGATTTAGCAGCATTCTTAAATGTTTCAGCAAACTTTTGTTGCTCTAGTCTTGCTTTTTGTCGGACATAAGAGCCTTCACCAATAGCATAGTCAACAGCCTTCATAGCATTGACCGTACCGTCAGCATTCATAATGGTATCACCCATTGCTTTAGCTTGCTTTTCTAGAGACTTAACCATCTCTTCATTAGAAGTAATTGCAAGTTCAGTTGCCTGTCGGTTCATTCCGCTAGAAACAACCAAATTACGGAATTGACGCTGAGCCTCCGGAAGATTCTTTTTAGCTAGTTTAGCTAGGCTTGTCATGTATGTATCCATGACTTCCCTAGCATTATATGTTTCTCTAGAGTAGTATCTTGCCCCTGTACCACCCCTACCATAAGCAACACCAGTAGCATTAAGAGCTTTACCCATGTCCTTAATGTCTCTGATTCCACCCTTCTGTTCGTCGCCAACTGCCAGAAGAGATGCAGTCCACATACGCTGAGCATCAGCAGCACCAATAATTTTACCTCTGGTGTTATCAAATTCTTTATTGATTTCTTTGCTAGCTTTTTTAATGTTGTCGGCTTTAATTTGATTCATCCAACCAACAAGAGCAATAATTCCAACTACAACTAAGGCAATAGCTGCAACAATAAGTGTTAGAGGCCAAATCGCTGCATTTACTGCAATAGCAAGCTCTCCTGTACCAACTGCAGCAACCTGGGCTGCTCCACCCATTGCAATAGAGGCAGAAGCGCTTGCATATTTTGCAATAGCTTCTATTCCAAGTTTAATTGTATTAAACATTGTTTTTATGCCCTCTTTGGTAGTCATGGCTACTAAAGCGGCTTTAGTTCGAGTTAGTAAGCTGGTTGCAACAACGTTACCCATAGTTGCCATTCTCTGAGCATTTGACAGGAATGTAAAGAACATCATAACTTTATTAAAAATCATATAAGTTCCATAGGCAATTTTTGTTGCTTTAGATAGAAGAAGCATTGTAGTAACTAAAGCTCCAACAGTACCGACTAGTGGCCCCATTGCTTGAATTAAAGGTTTAAAAACATTAATAATGCCAACTATAGTTTTCAAAATAGCTGTAAGAATACTCATGTAAGCATTTAACTGACCAGAGTCAGTGAATGAGGCTACTATCTCTAAAATAGCAACTAGCATACGAGCTAATTCATCGCTAGAACCCTGAATAGAAGCAAAAATTTCTGATAACGGCCCCTCTAGTTCAGAAAGAATACTCCAAAAACTAGCAACAGATGGGTCAGTACCTAGGTCAGACATAAAACCAAATATTTTACTAACGCTATCTAAAATTGCTTTTAGGTTTGTAGCAGCAGCTAGGAAGTGCTGTTTACGAGCAAACTCCCCAGCAGCACCATCTAAACCACGGAATCCGTCTGTTCCTTGCTTGAAGTAGTCAAGGAGAAGCTGCCCGCCAGTTCCAGGTCCAACGTTAGCTTTAATCATCCCCTTGAATTTTTCAAAGATTTTACCTAGGATTGACCCCCATCCAGCAGCAGCATCTCCGGCATCTCTAAAAAATTGCATAATATTGGCAAAATTGCCTTGCATATTTTTTCCAAAGCTGTCGGCTTTTGAATTTAAAAACAGACTAAATTTACTAATTAAAGGCTGAACAGCGCGCATTAAAGTTAAGAACCCGCCAAAAGCTTTACCTAAAGTGCTACCTAGAGTTCCAACGGTTGTACCGCTATTCTTAAAAAATTCGCCTAAGTTACCTTTAGTTTGTGGGTCAAAAAGACTTCCTGCAAATCCCCCAGTTGCTTTGGCTAGCCCCTTGCTAACATCTCCAAACCCCTTAACGAGCATTTGAAAGAAGCCACCCTTAAACATGGTTTGCATTTGTTTAGTGAGTTCGGGCAGGAAGCTTGAGGCAGCAGCCTCCCTTAGCTCCTTCATTCGAGGCTGTACGCTAACTAGATATTGAGCAAACGCCTTCTGTGTCTTAGTTAAATCTTTATATGGGTCGGCTCCTGCACCGCCACTTTTCTTTTTCTTAGGGTTAGCTATTTGCTCTTGAAGGTCAGCATTTTTATCTTTTGCTTTTCTATAAGCAAGGTCAGCTTCTTTATATGCAAGTTCGGCCTCACGCCTAGCTGAGTTGTTTGGCGGCAGATTCTGGACCGCAGCAAGTTTTTTCCTAGCTTCTTCCAACCCCATGGCAGCTTTTTCTTCACTAAGAGCAGCCTCTTCAGCAGAGAAAGCAAGTTGCTGCATTTCTTCTTTAAGTTCTCTAATAGTTTTAGTAGTGCCGCCAGCAGCTGTACCGCCAGCCTTGACAGCTTGCATTACCCCACTAAAAGCTTGCTTACCGACTAGGCTTGCAATTTTTAGCTGAGCCATCATGCCAACTAGTGCTATACCGGCAGATGCGGCACCAGCCAAGTTTCCAATAAGAGCCAACAACCCTCCGCCAACAGCGGATAAAGTTGGAATCAATGCTCCAATACCAGCTTGGAGTTTATAACTACTACGGATAGCTGCGTGGAAACTGCTAGCTAGTTGCTTAGATTCTCTTTGGAATTTACTCATTCCGCGAGCACCTTCACCTAGACTTTTATTCAGTCCTTTATTGAAAGCTTTAGATGTGTCATTAGCAGCAGTCTCTGCCTCAGCGGCAGCACCACGAAAACCTCTACGAATTTGCTCTTTTACGCCGGTAGTGTCGGCGACAACGGTAATTCTTGCTTCACCGACTACTGCCATATGTTCACCTCCTCCTAATCACTAATTAATTGGAGCATCTAGAATGTCGCCAAATGGGGTACTTGAGTTTTCATTCATGTCAGTTGCAGGGACAAATGGTTTTGTCTCAGCATTGGTAGGGTCAAATGGAGCAAGGTCATCAAAGTCATAATCAAAATTAGAATTACTAGCAACTTTATTTTTTACATCATTAGATGCATATTTATAGTCAATATTGTAAAGTTGCTTAAACAGGGTGATTCTTCTAGCATCAGTCATCTGAGCCTGCTCAACAGTAGAGTAGTTCAGGTCTTCTTCATAGAAGTAGTGAACGACGTCTAGCATGTCAGAGAGTTCCATCTCTTCAAGTTTCAATCCATTCACTAGTGCTTTACCATTTACATACGGCCAGAGGTCAACCGCCCAGAGTGTTAGGCCTCTGGCTGCTGATTTGGGCGGTTGCTATATTCCTCAATAATCCAGCCAATGATTTCACCAAGTGTCTCAACGGAAACAATCTTGTCTGGGTCATCAAGTAGAGTATTGAAACGCTCATATGTCTCAGCAGACATAACTTTTTCAAAGAAAACTCGGGTAATTTTTGCAGAATCTCCTGCATCGTCTGAGTTAGCCAGCTCTACGAACTGTAATAGGGTCTTACCCTGCATTCTTGGGTGGCATACAAATTCTTCGCCATGAAGTGCAAACTTAATTGGTTCTTTAGTATCTGAACCGTCGTCTTTGCCTTTACCAAAATCTTTAAATCTTGCCATCTTAGTAGTATCTTTCTTTTGTAGTTGTAGTAGAAAAGCGTTGCATAACGCCTATGTCTATTGTACTATGCCCTGAGATTGCCTATTTAGGTCCTCGGATACCAGCAAGAATATCTAAATTTTTTCGTAAGAATGGATTTGGCTTAGTTCCTGGGTGGTGAACAAGAGAGGTTTTAATAATTCGACTTTTGCTCATAAAAACCAATTTAGGAGCTGAGTTTGGTTTTATAAGATGTGGTCTAGTTCCCTCGTGATGCATCAAAGCATAAGGTCTAACGGCACGAACACCAGCATATTGACCAGTAACATTTCCCAAATGATATCCAGAAATACTAGCACGCAGAGCACCAGTTCTAACACCAACATCTTTTTTAGATGCAAATACTGCAAGTTTTAGGTGGCGTTCAATATACTTCCACAAATCCTTGCGGTCCCCTGAATTAGGGGTATTTAAAAATACGTTAAGTTTGGAATCATATATTTGAAGCCTGTACCTCGAGACAGCCATTTTAAGGAACTGCCATCGTTAGTCTGAGCCCCACTGTGTTGAATCCACCTTCAGGTCCAGCAATTTCTAAGCTAGCAACAACGCCAAGACCATAACCGCTTTCATCCCACATATCAAATTCACGAACAGTCTCCATAAGAATCCAAGCGTCAATTGTTGGTAGTACAGAAGTCTGCTGAATCTTTTCACCCGTCGGTGGGCGACCATTTACTCCAACAACAGCAACTTCTCTGGCAATTAGAATACGGAACGTAGCACTACGAGGAACATTGCATCGGTTTGGCTGAGCAATCTCATCTCCCGGAGTTCCTAAATATAGCTGGTCAAAGGCAACAACAACTTGCTCGCAGTCTAAGGCTGGCTCACCAATCATCCAATACTGGCGATTAGGTAGTGGAACGTTGTAGCTTTGATATACACTCTGCACACGTTCCAGTACCCCGTCAAGCATATTCTTGAGGCGTAGTGCCTCAGAATCAACTGCGTTTAAGTCTCTCATGTATTTTTATACCTTTACGGCCACATTCTTATGGTTAAGTTACCAGTAGCAAGTTGTGAGATAGTAGAAACACCAGCAACAGTTTTAGTTGCGTAAAGAGTCCAAGTCCCAGGGTCTACCATACCAATTGCTGCAAATGCTTTGTCGTAAGAGACGCTAAAGGTTACAACGTTAGTAGTTGTGTTTACGCTAATTGCTCCTGTATCTAAATCTACAGATTTAGTACCACCGTAGTTACGAAGAGTTACAACTGGAGTCCAGCCAACATCGTCTACAAGAGCGGTCAAATTAGATGTTGTTCCAACCGAAGTCCAAGTTCCTGCAGTAGCTCCGTGAACGTTTACGTCATACTTTGCATCAGCAGTTAGGTATAGAGGCTTTGCTGTATAACGGCGACCGCGAGGAACATCAGGAGTAAATACTTTAGCCTTGCGTCTGGCATTGTCTGGGTTTACTGTTTTTAAGAAAAGGTCGATTGCGTAGATACCAGTGCGAAGTTCATCGATGAACTCCTGGTTGTCAAGGATTGTGTAAGAGACGCCCTGACGAGAAACAGAGGTAACACGCTGAGGTAGAGCACAGTCATCATCTCCAGCCCAAAGTTTGGCAAACTCCATAGCAAGAGTTCTAGCAGCCATCTTTCCGGCTATAGGAACAGGGGTTCCGTAGGTATAGGTAATTTCTGTATTGCAAGGAGTCCAAGGGGTACCAGCAACAACGTGAATAGTTGAATGGTCTACTAGGTAATAACTAGACGGGTCTAAAATAGCACCAGTTTTATTACGCATAGCAATAATTTTTACAATTGGTCTTCCGCGAAGACGGATGCGGGCGTCGGGAGAGAGGCCATCTGCGGTGAGTTCTGAATACTCATCGTAGTCTCCTGATGGGATGTTGTAAACATCTCCACCAAAAAGTACAGGAGAATTAGTTTTAGTTGATGGTCCCATGCGATTATTTCTAAGCACACAGGTATATCTTTCAGTAACTGTTGTTACGCCAGTATATTTACGACCAGACATAGCCCAAAGCATAAACGATGCTGTTTGAGCCGCCTCGGTGGCATACTCAGAGTAAGCATAGTCGCCAAGGTCTTCTGGCTGAACCCATAAATTATTACTCATAATTCTCCATTGTGAAACTAAGCGGGCGGCACACCCAAGTTATTGGATGCACCGCCCTACTCAGTTAGCTAATTAGTTGGCTGCAGTTGAGCCAGTCTCGTTAGCAACGATAATGTTATCAATTACGTTAGCTGGGTTATAGACTACGCTACCAGGAACGTTGAACTCGTCATTAGCTCCAGTGTGAGTAAGTGTAGCAGTTGCAACTGGAGTAGCAGGGCGGACCTCAGTTGTAGAGTTAGATAGCTGAACACGCGCAGGTGATACAACAGTGAACAATGCAACGTTTGATGCTACCTTAGCATAGCTGACTCTAGCGTTCGTAATAGATACGTTACCTGTAGCAGTTACTGTTGGGACATCTACGTTGGTCTTAGCAACAGTTACTGTAGTAGTATTAGCAGTTAAGACTGTCATTGCAGTGCCATTAAGCGCAGTATTGACGTAGTCAGTTACAGTAATTACGTCACCAGCAACTAGAGTTAGGTTAGTACCAGTGTACTTAAGTATGTTGCTTGTTATGTTAGCAGTAGCAAATGTTGTGGTAAATGGAGCAACAGCAGAAACTGAGTAGGTTCCATCGAATGAGTTACCGACATTAGTTACATAAATCTGGTCTCCAATTTCAATCTTAGGGTCATTGCTGAATCTAAGGCTAGCTACGTTGGTATCTAGTAGAGCAGTGCTTACAGTGATTGTACTTGGCTGTAGGGCGTTAGACGCAGTAAATGTAACCTGGTCAGTTGAGTTATCGGTCCAAGTGTAGAGTCCACGAAGACCAAGAGGTGCCCATGAACTGCGTGCGTAAGCATATGGACGCTCTGCAGCAACAGGGAACTCCCAGCGGCCGTCGATACCTGACTTGAAGTTTACGTTTCCAAGGCCATAACCTTCGAATGTATTAGCCAATAGACCGTTTTCAATAACACGGTCACCTGACTGACGGAACTTAGCATATGGGAATACCCAGTGGAAATAAGGCATAACACCAGCACGCTTTCCACCTGACACTGCGTGAGACCAAGCCTCAACTGCAACACCGTTACCAGCAGGGTCATCTCCAACACCTGGAGCAGCCCAACCGATTGACTGGTTGTTAGGGTCAAGAGTAGTTCCAACGTTCTTGCGAAGCAGTAGACCACCAGATAGTAGAGCAGAAAGCTCTGGGTCTGGCTCACAGATAGCGAGTTCCATTGTGATTCTCTTTAGAGTGTCTGGGGCTTTGTATGATACACATACAACACCATTAGCACCCTTTTCGGTAATTTCATCGCCCTCTTCATATTCAGGGGTAAATGAAACACGCATGAAGGCCGAGGTAGTGTAGCTATCCTGCGGGCCGGTTAGTAGGTTTCCAGCAGCGTCCAGACGGGTGACACGGATTGACACACCCTGGATGCTTGCTGCATAGTCTTGAGTAGGCATTGCCTTTGCTCCTTCTTAATTGTTATGTTAATAGTGTCAGATTGACTCTGACAGCTAGGTGGATGGATGTGTCAAAGTAAACTGCAGCAGGGCGGATTGCTTTGAGACGCATGTCATTTTTGTTTCCGGACACGTCGTAACCCTGTGCCAGATTGTCGTTTACGATGTCAACATTACCTACATATGTACGCATGGTACCGGTTGCGTACATCCATTTGTTAGTATGTGTGGCAGTTGCTCCTGTTGCACCATCAGGTCCGTTACCTGTATAGCCGGACCCAATAACAACTGGAGTACCACCAAAAGTTTGTAGGTGGTCACCGTCTTTGGAGTGAAATAGCATTTGGTTATTGCTAGATAATGCAGCAGCTATATCTCGAGTCATATGAATTACCCCCTGCTCTCCGGCTTCAGAATATTCACCAATATGTTGCTCTAGGTATGCAAGTGCTAACCTAGGAGAGAGAGCAGTCCCACTATTAACAATAATTGCTGTAGAAGAGGATAAAGCCTTGTTATCGTGAGGTGCACCTTTACGAATTGCACCGTCCCACAACTCTTTTTCCATAGCATCTTGAGTAATGCCTTCAATTTGACGTGTTAGACGTGCAATACGGTCAAGACCTAGTAATCCAAGAGTCGAACGAACTTCTTGTACTTCAATAAAAAACGGGTCAATTTTGGTAAAATAGTTAGGAACACCTTCAGCTACAAGTACAGAACTAGTAGTATTAGTATCGTCCAAGTTTTTTACTGAATAAAGTTCGGTTTCAAACTCCTGTGAGAAACCGCGAATCCACATATCCTCGTCAGCCGAGTTTTCAGGCTTGACTACAGCGAGTAGGCCGAAAGCAGACGGCACAATCTTTGGTGCCTCTACCACGCCATTCTTAGGGAAAGCCATTCGAAATCCTTAAATAAATCTAAAGTTTTGGTGGTAGGTGGTGCTCCATTTCTGAAGCACCACCCGCCAAATTGGAACTATTAAGCGGTATACGCTACTGCAGTTGCTGCGGCAGCGGTCACACCGTTGACCTTGTATGTTGAAGTAATCTTTAGAGATTCGATACCAACAAAGGCAATGTTCTCGAAGGTTTCAAGGAACATCTTGTAGTCGTTTGTGCCAACTAGAGAGCTGTCACGGATGATACCTAGGTCTAGAGTACCGCCATCAAGGAACAAGAATGAACCCTCTGCGAATAGGTACCAGTCAAAGGTAGCTGGGAATGCGTTAATGCTAGCACCGCTACCAGACTGAGCTCCGAAGGAGTTTAGGTCTGGTGAGCCAACTAGAGTTACGTTGCTTGCAGCTAGGTAGCCCTGGATTTCAGCAGCTGAAACAGAAATAGTTCCATCTCCTGGAAGAGCCAAGGTTAGGTCTGCTGCCATTGCATCGTATAGCCACAGTGGAACAATCGCCTTTAGCTGAGTGCTAGGGGAGATACGGTGACGTGAACGGTAAGCAACTGCTGCACGACGAACCTGAACTAGGAAGTCACGACCTAGACCGATTGTTGAACTAGTAACTACTGATGTAGAAGCTGTACCAATTTTGCTTAGTAGGTTCTGCTCAGCTTCACGAGCGTGCTGTACTAGAGCAAGTTCGTTGTGACGAGCAATCAACTCTGGGTAAGCACGAGTCATCAAGTTACCGAACTGTAGCTGTAGAGTAATAGCGTCAGTTGAGACGGTATTTTCAGCAGCTGAAACTACAGTGTATGAACCCTTCACTGTCACAGGAGACACGGTACCAGAAGACGGAGTGCCTGATAGTGCAGCAGTGCTGTCGATGGTAATAGTGGTGCTTGTTGACGCAGTCACGTTAGCTGTGACGTTGCTTAGTGTTGTAGCAGTTCCAACAGTACCAAAGGTGACCTTTGCGCCAACTGGAATAGTGTTGCTAGTTACACCAATTACCCATGCACCTGAGCTACCAGAAATTGCAGTCGCGCTAAGTGACAATGCAGTTAGTCCGTTTGCTCCGTACTGGTCGATACCTGCTGTCCAAATACCTACTGCGCTATCGTATGTTGCACCAGCAAACTTAGGTGGAGTAACAAAACGGATACCGCCGCGGTCTGCTTGGAATCTAGGTAGCATGTCACGTACTGGACGGTCGGTGGTTGAACCGATGTTGTAAATGTCATACTTGACTTCGAATGGAGCAGCGTGTCCACCAGAAGCAACAAGTGCATCCTGGCCTACAACTGCGTTAATCTTAGCCTGGTTTGAAAGAGCATCTGTTGAAAGAATACGCTCTTCTGGGTAATGGGTTGTGATAGATGCAACGATGTGCTGCTCTCCATCTCCTCCGTTAACACGACGTAGAGAATGAATTCTCTTCTCCATTGCTGCTGCAACTTCGGTCATGTCGTTAATGGTTGAGCCAGCTGTGTATCCAGGGATGTCAGCACCAGCAGTAATTGCTACTGGGGCCTCGGTTACTTGGATTACAGGCTGACGGTCTGCTGGAGCGTTAAAGCTCTCTTCAGCTGCGGCGGTCACTGGGGCCTGCCCTTCCTGCTCGTTAGGAGCAATAGTTTCTTGGTGGGTTGGTTCTGAAGGTGCTGCATCGGCAACAACTTCTGGTGTGCTTTCGGTAGATAGCTCTGAGCCATCTCCTTCAATAATTGATGCGGTCTCGGTTTCAGCAGAGTATTCAGAAGCTTCCTTCTTCTTCTCTTCATCTTCCTCGACTGGAGTTTCGCCGGCCTCTTCTTCAGGGCTACCTTCTGCAGGAACTTCTTCAGCAGGCATTTCTTCTGCTGGAACTTCTTCTACAGGAGCTTCTTCAACAGGAGCATCCATTGGAACTTCTTCCATCGGTGCTTCCTCCATCGGTGCTTCTGGGGTTTCTGAATTGTCGGTCATTGCCTCTCCATCGGTTTGAACGTCGTCTTCGCCTTTTACTCGTGCGGTTGCCTCAGCTGCCTTAGCGGCTAGCTCTGCAGCTAGTACCTCACGGCGTGAAAGCTCACCACGGACGGTGTCTAAAGCGTCAGCAAGTGACGTCATAGCATCAACTGTTTCAGGAGTGGGTTCTTCGCCCTCAACCGCTTCAAATTGGCTGATGATAGATGACTGTAGTTCGGCGACTTGTTCGTCAGCGAGTTCTGTCAGTGTATCCAGCTGGGATTTGATTTGGTCCACTGTACCTCCTTAGGCCAGTTTGTAGTTATCGGATATCTTTTGATATCCTGGTGAACAGTCAAGGCTGAGGGACTCAAAACGTAGCACGCTGAGGCACTCCACCTATCACTAATTTTACCTTACTTTTTAGGTAAGGAGTCGGAGCAGCGTTGCTAAATGAGATGAAATCTCAGATTGGCTGTAAACGTCTGCTCCAGACTTAAACGCACGCAGTTCTGCCGTAGCAATATCTGCGTCCTTTTTGCCAATCTTCTTCTCCACACGAGTTACCATATCGTCGATAAGGGTCTTCAATGTAGGTGGAAGGTCACTATACCTAACCTTTTGTGCTTGGTTGGTAAAAGGTAGAGGAAGGTTAGCAATAACACTTCCAAGTTCTTTTGCGGTAGTACGCACGTTCTCTAGGCTAGTAGCATCTAGAGCACCTGAGTCTAGGCGGTCAACAATTCCAATCAGCTGTCCAGCAGACTTATCTGCCTCAGCATAGTTTCCAGCAAACTCCATGTTCTCAGTTGCTTCAACTTTCTTGAGAACACTCTGAAGACCAGCAACACCAAGGTCTTGCTTTAGTCGAGCAAGAACCTTACGGAACTTACCACGGTTATCGCGTGGCTGAGTTTTAGCAGTGTACTTCATACGGCCAGTAGCAGGGTCATAAACTTGTTCTGCATTCTGCGGCATAGGTACGCCAGGATTATCTTTTCTAAAATCGATAGCGTCTTGCTCTGCCTTAGCCTCAGCATCAGCATTTTCCTTAGCAGTTTTTACCTGCTCAACCAGCTGGTCAGGGACATCAACTGGAGTAGGGATAGCAGCAGTCAAAGCTGAGATTCTGTCACGCATAGTGGATAGTGTAGATGCAGCCTCATTAGATGCAGCACTCTGCCACTCAGCCGGGATAAGGTGTCTAGCTTTTAGTTTTCCAGCACGCTTGATAATGTGCTTACGAACCTTAGCACGGTCAGATTCTTTTGAACGACCATAAGCCTGAATTGCATTTCGAAGGTCAGAGACGCTACTAATTGGGTATGAGCCATCAGGAAGAGCCTCACCTTTATCAGCAAGTTTCATACGCTCGTCACGAGACATGTAGCCAAACTCCATGTCAAGACGTTTGGCCTGAAGACGCTCGCCAATATTTAAAGTAGCAACACCAGCAGATAGTTCGCCAAGAAGTCTAGACTTCATGTTCAACTGTCCAACGATGTCAAGTTTCATCATTGCCATCTCGTAAGCACCAGCAGCAACAAGTGCTACAACTTCACCAGATGCAACCATTGCACGAGCGATAGGGAATCCTGGAACGTTTACTTGACAGACAGCAACAAGTTCAAGTGAGCCACCAATTGGACGCCAGTCTCCAGAAGGAGCTGATGCGCGCAGAGCACGAATCTGAGCCTCATTTACGTCAGGACGTAGAGCACCTGCTACCCAAATTCCATGGCGGTCTTCGCCAGCGTGAACATCAGCAATAGCAGAAGCAGTGTCATCATAGTGCTTAGCAGCCTGAGCAGCATCTGCACGAAGAGATGCATGTCCACCAGCAAGAGTTAGCTGACCAACAGGCATATCTTTACCAGTGTCGGTACGGCAAACACCGGTGTGGAAGTAGGCATAGTTGCTACGAGAGCGAGGTGGCTTGGTAGCGTTTGGCATACCAATGTGGTTCACATGCCAAGCAGCAATGTGACCATAGACACGTCCGCTATCATCAATAGTTAGTGGTGTAGCCTTATCCAGTTTAGGGTTAGTAAACCAAGTCTCTGGTGGGGTTACTGGGATTGGGTGGCTAAGGAATCCAGATGCGGTTAGAGCATTATTTGCAGGCTCTAAGTTGCCATCAATAGATTCTTCATAAATTCCATCTTTAGGAATCATAGTTTCCTCCTCGACAGGCTCCGGCCCGTCAACGATAGTAATGATGCATTCTTGGAATGCAGGCTTAGGTACGATAGTTACGCCCATAACTCGAGCGTGGTTGATTGTTAGTTTGTCTTTACCAAGTTCAGTATCAGCCTTGACTCCAGCCTCAGACGCTTTACTTTCTTTTGCTTCAAATTTATCAAGGTCAGCAGAAACTCCACGAAGGAATCCATTACGAACTAGACGCTCGGCTTCCTTACCATAAGGCCCATTGTCAAATACACCATGTGCATTTCCAATTCCACCTTCAATACGTTCCATGAAATCAATACGTCCAACTACAACAGACCCAGAGTGGCCATCACCAGTCTTGTATTGCCACATAAGTGGAAGTGGCATCTCTCTAACCTCTATAGAGTTAGGGTTGAATTTACGTCCATCGCCAGATTCCATATCCTCCGGGACAACTAGTGGGATGGAGAACTGAGCACCATAACCTGGCTCTGCACCTAGTGCAGGGTCACCAGCAGCGGTAAGAGAAAATCTAGCTTTTAGCTCATTAGTTTTAGCAGTAAGTACTGATTGCTCAATAACTCTTCCAGCAAAAGCTTCATCGTAGTCAGAGCTGAATACTTTTTTGTGGCTCTTATCTAGCTTTGCGTGAGTAGCAGTATAGAATCCAAGTGCATCCTTGTGGCGAAGTTGGCAAT